TTCTATGAGTCAGATTCAAGAGCGAATGAAGAAGCTCGGCATTAAACAGGTGGATGCTGTGGGCGAAGTCCGAAGGTGCTTACGTCCTCTCTGCTCGTAAGTTCAACTCCGAAATGGAACGACACCCGGAATGGTTCGATAGAAAATCAACTTCCAGCGGTTTCATGATTTATTGGGGACTTAAGCTAAAGGAGGTGCTGTAATATGACCCACATTCTCTCCCTCTCCTATGGTAAAGACTCTTTGGCTTGCTTGGAAGCCTGTAAGCTCCTTGGCTATCCCATCGACAGAGTAATTCACGCAGAGTTCGAGGACTCCATGAAGGGTATCTACACGACCTCCGTTGGACAGTCCACCATTGATGAATCTCCCATGGTCTACAAGCCTATGGAAGAAATCGTGAAGAACATTGTCGATACAGTGGAAATTTTATCCATTATCAAACCTGTGTACAACTTCAAAGCGAGTGAGTAAGGAGGTGCAACCTATGGAAAAATATGTGGCAGAACTCAGTTCTTCACAGGAAAAGGAGCTGAGAAAAGCCGCAGACAAATTGGGTTTGTTTGACATGGAAAAGAAAATGCTGACCGAGATTCAAGGTATGCTTGAGGACATCAATCCGAACGAAATCGTCTCTCACATACTGGACGGAACTCTCCTCTCTTGGCTTGCGAGTTGGAGAATGAAAACAGGTATGCTGGTGGCATTTATGCTTGAAAATGTCAAATTATCCGAAAAGGATTGAAAAATAATCCTAAACGACATTTGGAAAATAACACAAATCGGATTGAAAAATAATCTTTTCGACTTTTTATGATGAAGTAGTAAAAGTAGTTAAACTTTAGTTTTTGCGTAAAAGTCCCCTTATAAGAGGGCTATATAGTAAAAGTTACACGCAAAAGTCGATTTTTAACTACTTCAACTACTCAAGAAGAACAAGAATAAGAGGACTCTCCGGGGCGGAAACTGGCTCGAAAAGAGGACTCTCAAAGGAGGTAAACGACTATGGCAAGTAAGAAAGACGCTCCTCAGAATGAGGGTGTACAGGTGATAAAGAAGAAGCCGAGAGGTGGCAACTCTCCTGTCATTGGCATGAATGGGTATGACCTTGAACCCGGAGACAATACGAAGTTTCTACAGCTCAACATGGAGCTTTTCAATATGGAGAAAATTGATATGCACGATGAAGAAGCTGTGACAGAACGACTCAATGAGTATTTTGCTTTGTATGCCAAACATGATGTGAAACCTACTGTTGCTGGTATGGCAATGGCATTGGGTTGGAGTAGACAGCAACTATGGGCTGTTACACACGACCAACCTTTGGGTGGACGTGGGAACTATTGCACGTTGCCGCAGAGCGTGACCGACACAATAAAAAAAGCATACTTTTTGCTCGAAAATTTGTGGGAAAACTACGCTACTAACGGCAAAATTAACCCTGTCACAGCAATCTTCCTTGCGAAGAACAACTTCGGCTACCAAGACAAGACCGAGTATGTGGTGACTCCCAACGTCCAGCAAGACAACTATGACCCCGACTCTATCCGTCAGCGTTACCTTATCGACTCTGCCAACGACTCTGACGAAGAAAACGACTAACGACTATCGACTATCGACTATGAAATCGCCGCCATCGGCTGTCCCGGCTCTATTCCGGGTCGGCTGGTGGCGGTCTTTTTGTGTGGATTTTTTCGGGATTCCGGGCGGTTTTCTGCCGTTGGTATTAACGCTTTAGCGTGATAAAGCAAAATTGCACCTCCGGCGGCGGTTTTCCGGGTTCATACCTTATTATATAAGGAATGAAAAAATTTATCCGAAAAAGATAATTTTTTCTCCAAAAAGGGTTGACAATTCGCAAAAGACGAATTATAATATAATCAGAAACAGACAAGAACCAATCCGAAACGGATAATTTCAAAGGAGGAAAACCCCATGAAAAAATATTTTGCAGTATCGTTCAAGCATTCCGAAAGCGTGTATTGCTCCAACATTGCACACGCTGAGACCGCCGAAGCCGTCAACGCTCATTATTCAAAATATGAGTGGGTCAGCGTCAGAGAGTGCGAAGATTACGAAGTAGAAACAGCTCGCCGCAAGGGTATGCCGATTGTTGAAATCGAAACCCCGGAAGCAGTCACCGAAGAACCCGAACAGAAAGAGGAGGAAACCGAAATGAAAGAATTTACAATGATTGAAAAGAGAATCACCGAAGAAGCCGAGAAGAACACCGCCGACACAGTTTTCTATATCGAAAACGGATATTTCCCGACATGGGCGGAAGAACACCGCACAGACCCTGACAGAGGTTTAAAAGCCAACAGCACCGAAACCCGATGGAAGCAGTACCAAGCCGGAACAATCAGCCGAGAAAAGGCCGTCGAGCTTGCCACTAAGAGAGCGCAAAAGGAAATCGAGAAGAAGACCGCCGCAAAGCTGGCGAAGCTCGACAGGGTAGCCAATGCGCCAGACCTCATTTTCATTTCTGTTTCCGTTGAATGGGTACGCTCTCGCACTTGGGGCCATAACCCCCATGTTGAAGTGAGAACCAACACCGGGACATACACAGGAACGGCAAGCGGTTGCGGCTATGATAAAGAATCCGCCGCCATTGCGGACGCTTTCAACAAGTGCGACAGCATTTTGAAAGCCCTGTATCAGCTCAAGGAAAACGGCTTGAGAGCTGGCAAGACGGACGAAAGCAAAACGGCGAGTTGCGGACGCTCGAACGGTGATATTTGCGGATATGGCGCAGGATATGGAGCAATACCATATTTTGAAGGCGGTGTCGGTGCTTCCTGCTTTTGGTCTATCCTCAAGAATTGCGGATTCTCTACCAGTTGCCACTATGCGAAGCACAGCAATTTCTACAGTATCGAAAAGGAGGCCGCATGATATGAACATCAACGAGACAATGCGAGAGCTGGCACAATATACCCGGCTACAGGAGGAAGCCGCCGCAATGGTGGAAGCCCTCAAAGACCAGTTGAAGCAGTACATGAACGAAAACCAGCTTGAAACGCTGTCAGGGGACGAACACAAAGCCACCTATAAAACGGTGACAAGTTCCCGAATTGACACCGCCGCATTGAAGAAGGGACACCCGGACATTGCGACACAGTACACCAAGACCACCGAAACAAAGCGTTTCACTTTTGCGTGAGAAGGTGTCAAAAATGTTCGTTCTCGTTTGCTTGATTCTGTTTCCCTTCGTGCTACTTGGCGAAATCTTGAAACAGTCGAAATAAAGCCCACACAGACAGCCCCGGAAGCGTTCCGGGGCTTTTCTTTGTGCTGGTGGTGTTCCTGTATTGGCGGCGGTGTTCTGCCCTCTGTGCGGCTCTCTGTGGCTCTGCTGGTGTGGTGTCTGCTCCTGCTGTCCTGCTGTCGTTGGGGTGTACTCTATCGACAGGGGCGGCGGCTGGTGTCGTTTGGGTCTACCTTCGAATTATGACAGCGCACCCACAGACAGACACACCCCAAAGACAGCGGAACGAAGACAGGCGGCGCACGATGGAGGACGGCGGACAGCTTCGAAGCGTCCCGGAGGACTGAACCCCCGGAGGGGGACGGCGGACAGCCGCAGAAGCCGGAGGGAGTGGTCTGAGTAGCCGAAAAATAGAAAAAGAAACAAAAAGGACAAAATATTATCTTATTTGTATTGACAATCATCTTCTCTCGTGCTATACTAATCTCAAGAAAGCAAAGGAGGGTAATCCCTATGAAAAAGACTGTATCTGAGCAGGAAATGAATAAGCTCGTTGAAGCCAACGATTCCGTCCGTGGTACGAACGACTACATGAAGTATCACATGATGGCTGAATACAAGACCAAGCGTGACGGAAAGTGGTCGAAGTGGAACTTTCTCTCTTGGGGAGTACCTGTCCCCTTTGATATGACAGTGAAGAAGGTTGGAGAGAACGTATTCCTTATGCGTGAAGGAGTCAACTGCATGGGTGAGGAAGAAATCACTCGTTACACTCTCACCGAGTCTGTAAATCAAATTCTGAATGTTGTTTAAGGAGGTAAAACATGGTACGCAACAATATCGAACTCGATGTGAAGGTCAAGTGTGTTGAGACCCACACCACACAGCAGACCCTCGCTGAGAGAATCGGAACAACTGGACAGTACGTCAACAGGGTCATTAAGAAAAAGGACGGTCTCGTCAACAAGACTTTCGTTGAAATGATGGAAGCTCTTGGTTATGACATTGAGCTGACCTACATCAAGCGAGAGCAGTAACAGGAGGTGTGTACATGAAGGTCGGTTATGTACGAGTAAGCACCACAGACCAAAATCCGGCGAGACAGATGGAACTCATGAAGTCCCTTGGTGTGGAGAAAATCTACAGCGAGAAGCTGAGTGGAAAGAACACTGATAGACCTCAGTTCAAGGAAATGCTCTCCTTCCTGCGTGAAGGTGACACCCTCTACATTGAATCTTTCTCCCGATTGTCACGAAGCACACGAGACCTGTTGAACACGGTTTCGGTGTTGACTGAACGTGGTGTGAATCTTGTCTCAGACAAGGAAAAGCTCGACACCACTACCCCACAGGGAAGATTTATGCTGACTGTTTTCGCCGGACTCTCGGAGCTTGAGCGTGAAAACACCCTCGAACGTCAGCGTGAAGGTATCGAGATTGCAAAAGCAGAGGGAAAATACAAGGGTCGCAAGCCAATCGAGGTCACTGACAGGTTTTTCGTCATAGCGAAACGGTGGTCGAGCGGACAGATGGCTCTCAAAGACGCTATTGCTGAGTCCAATATGTCAGAATCTACGTTTTTCCGTAACTGCAAGAAGTATGGTATCAGCAAATCAAGTAGTTAAAGTAGTTAAAAATCGGTTTTTGCGTAAACTTTCGCCTGTAGGGTGTCCTATAAGAAGAATTATACGCAAAATCAGAAGAACAACTACTTTTACTACTTCAACAGGAGGTTTCTATGAAAAAATTCATGCTTGGAATGTTTAGCACCATTTGCATTATCATAACAGTAGTTATTTTCGTTGGTATGTTCGCAAGACCTAACGCACCGAAGGACGAAAATCTGACAGAAGCAGAGAATTTTGCTAAAAATAACGGTATTTCGGTGAAACTGGCGGAAAGCGTTGAGTATGCTCTGTCGCAATCGGAAATGCCGGACTCCCTTGAGTCGTTGAGGGATTGGGAGCAGATGGACGATTATGCAGAAGGTCAGAGGTACAAGGCTTGGTCTTACTCAGTGGTAAATGAAAGATACTACCACATGGTTTTTTATGTGAAGGACGATGTAGTTGAAAGTATTAGAGACAGCAAGTACGGTCTCGAAGTATTATATAGCAAATAACAGTTTGCTTGAGTGGCGCATGATTGCGATTCGATTCGTAGTCATGCGCTTTTTCTTTTGGAGGTATTATGAAAAAATTACTGGAAACGATTTACCGAAAGAGTCTGAAATCTTTCGATTTTCAGACTATGGAGGATTTGCTGTACATGAGCAAGGAAGCAATGAAAACGGATATTCCTCTCGGTGTGGAATATCTCAGAAAGCTATCCGCTCTGTGCGAAAAAACAATGTCAAACAGGTCTCTCTCCGGGGAACAGGTAATACAGGTCTATGACTTGCATAAAAGGGTGTGCTTTGCCGCCGCAAAGTATGACTTTGACTCCTATCTTCTCTATGTGGAATGGAACAGAGACCCGGAGAAGAAGTTCTACCCTCCTCGAAGGAAGGTTTTGAAACAGGTTGTTGACGCTCTACAGGAGCTTGCCGATGATAAACTTGACTTGCTGGCGGTGTCTCTACCTCCCGGTAGCGGAAAGACCACACTGGCGATTTTCTTCCTCACATGGCTCGGTGGCAAGATTCCGAACGACCCTATGCTGACAGGTTCTCACTCGAACTCCTTTGTTCGTGGTGTTTATGACGAATGTCTGAGAATTATGGATAGAAACGGAGATTACCTGTGGCATGAGGTATTCCCGGACATTAAAGTTACGAACACAAATGCGAAGGACTGTCGTATCGACCTCGACAAGCGTCAGCGTTTTGAGACGTTGGAGTTTACCTCTATTGGTACTGGTAACGCTGGTTTGTATCGTGCGGCAACCCTGCTCTACTGTGACGATTTGGTGTCGGGTATCGAGGTGGCATTGTCAAAGGAACGTCTTGACAAGCTGTGGGAGACATACACCACAGACTTGAGACAGCGTAAAATCGGAGACCACTGTAAAGAGCTTCACATTGCTACTCGATGGTCTGTCCATGACGTTATCGGAAGACTGGAACGTGAATACGGTGACAGTGACCGAGCGAAGTTCATCGTGATTCCTGCCCTTAACGAGAATGACGAGTCCAACTTTGATTATGCCTACGGTGTCGGATTCACTACGAGAGTCTACCATGAGCAGAGAAACATCATGGACGATGTGTCGTGGAGAGCGTTGTACATGAACGAACCTATTGAGCGTGAGGGTTTGGTCTACTCTCAAGACGAACTTCGCCGCTATTTTGAGCTTCCTTCGGAAGACCCGGACGCAATTATCGGCATTTGCGATACGAAGGATAAAGGTGCTGACTACGCTTTCCTCCCTGTAGCTTATGTTTATGGACAGGACTACTATATCGAGGATTGTGTATGCGACAACGGTCTTCCGAACATCGTTGACGCTCGATTGACTGAAATTCTCGTCCGCAGGAAGGTCAAGTCCTGCCGATTTGAGTCAAACTCTGCCGGAAGACGTGTGGCTGAAAAGATTCAAGAGGACGTGAAGAAAAAAGGCGGCATTACTCACATCACCACAAAGTTCACCACAGCAAACAAAGAGACGAAAATCATTGTCAACAGTGCTTGGGTCAAGGAGCATTGTCTGTTCAAAGACAGTTCCCTCTATCAGAAGAAGTCTGACTACGGAAAAATGATGGATATGCTCTGCTCTTATACCGTTGCTGGCAAGAACAAGCACGATGATGTGCCGGACGGAATGGCAATGTTGGCGGAATATGCTCAGAGTTTGAGCGGTCAGAAGGTCGAGGTGTTCAAAAGACCGTGGTAATTCACAATTTCCACAAAAAATTCTAAAAACAAGAATTATAATCTTGCATTTTACGAATTACTATGTTATAATGGTAAAGGTAAAAATGTATAGAAAAACAAGTGGCGCATGATTGCGAGTATGGCGGAAGCCTATCCAGCAGTCATGCGCTATTTTTAATTTTTAGGAAAGGAGGAGCAGTCATGGCAAACGAAGTCGATACTTCCAAGACTCCGAGCGAGACTCGTCAAATGAACGGAAGACGTGTTATCAAGTCCAGCGTGAGAAGAATCACGAGGGACAACGTGGTTGATGTTCTGACAACTGCTATGAATACTCACTCGCTGAATCGAAGTGAGATTGAGTATCTGTGGGACTACTATCGTGGCAAGCAACCGATTATCAATCGTGTCAAAGAAGTTCGCCCGGAAATCTGTAACAAGATTGTGGAAAACCGAGCGAATGAGATTGTCTCCTTCAAAGTCGGTTATCTCTGCGGAGAACCTATTCAGTACATCGGACGTAGTGCTGATGAAGCTGTTACAAAAGGTATCTCTGCTTTGAACGAGCTTATGTTCGCAGAAGACAAAGCTACACAAGACCAAGAGATTGTCGAATGGCAAATGATTTGCGGAACGGCATATCGTTTGGTTCTTCCCGATGAACCTTCCGAGGAAGACGAGTCTCCGTTTGAAATGTACACTCTCGACCCTCGCAACTCTTTCGTTGTGTATTCCAATGATGTTGGAAATAAGCCTTTGATGGGTGTCAAGTATAGCACCGATGAAAACGATGTGATTCATTACTCGGTCTATACGGACAACTACTACTGGCTGATTGACGGTGACATTATCAATGAAGCGGAGTCCAAGCCCCACGCTCTCGACATGATTCCTATTTTCGAATATCCGGCGAACAATGCTCGTCTCGGCTCTTTCGAAATCGTGCTTCCTCTGTTGGACGCAATCAACGGTGTCGAGTCCAACCGTATGGACGGTATTGAGCAGTTTATACAGGCTTTTTGGAAGTTCATTGGTTGCAATATCGACAAGCAGAAGTACAAGGAGTTTTTGGAGGAGGGTGCAATTCTTGTTCCTCCTAACGACAACGGAGGAAATATTGATGTTGACCTCGTTGTGAAGGAACTGAATCAGACACAGACTCAGACCCTCAAAGACGATTTGTACACTGCGATTCTCACTATCTGCGGTATGCCTAACAGGAACGGAGGTACTTCTACTTCCGACACAGGTGCGGCGGTGCTTCTTCGTGATGGGTGGTCTCTTGCGGAAGCGAGAGCAAAAGACAGCGAGAATATCTTCAAAAGGTCTGAGAAGAAAATGCTCAAGCTGGTTCTTCGCATTTGTCGTGACCTCAGTGACATTGACCTTCGTTTGAAGGACATTGACATGAAGTTCACCCGAAGAAACTACGAAGCGATTCAGAGCAAGTCTCAAGTGCTTACTTCCATGCTACAGCAACCGAAGATTCACCCTATGCTGGCTTTCTCTCACTGCGGTATGTTTACCGACCCGGAAAGTGCCTACACCATGAGCATGGCATATTACGAGGAACAGCAGAAAAAGCTGGCTGAACAGACTCCCGACCCGGATAATGACCCAAATAATTGAGCGATTCGCCGCTTGAATATCGTCAGAGAAGACGTAAATCGCAAAAAGACAGAGAAGTCTATAACCGCAAGAAATGTTCACAGAAGAACTGAAAAGACAGGAGGAAACCAAAATGGCAAAGATTGATGTAACACAGATTGAAGGTTACGAAACCATGACCGCCGAGGAGAAGTTGAAAGCTCTCGAAGAATTTGACGTTCCCGACCCGGACTATTCCGGCTTTGTGAAGAAGGAACAGTTCGACAAGACAGCTTCCGAGCTGGCAACTGCGAAAAAGCAGTTGAGGGAGAAAATGACCGAGGACGAAGCGGCAAAGCAGAAGGAAAAAGAGGAACGTGAGGAATTGGAGTCCAAGTACAACAAGCTCCTGCGTGAATCTGAGATTTCCAAGCATAAGGCAAAGCTCCTCGCACTTGGGTACGATGAAGCCCTTGCCGATGAAACTGCCACTGCTATGGCGGACGGTGATTCTGAGAAGGTGTTCATCAATCAGCAGAAGCACTTAACCGCTTTCGAAAAGAAGGTTCGTGCGGAAGCCCTCAAAGATACACCGAAACCTACCCCCGATGGGGATTCCAAGACTATGACTCTCGAAAAATTCCGTAAGTTGTCCCCTGCGGAACGTGCCGCTTTCTACGAGGAACACCCGGAAGAATACAAAGAACTTTATGGAGGTAATTAACTATGGCTCATAAGATTTATGACAATTTCTTCCTCTCCAACGAGGTTGAAGACCAGTTCAATTCCCACCTCAATTTACAGCAGTTCTGTACTGTTGATAATTCGCTGGTGGGCGAAGCTGGTATGAAGCGTAAGATTAACGTCTACAAGGCTACCAATGGTACTGAGAAGCTGGCTATGGGTGTCGGCAACAGCAAGTCCATCGAAGTTTCTTACGCTGAGAAGGAGTACGAAATTCTGCTTGCTCAGAACCGTTTCGAATACTTCGATGAACAGGCTATGATTGACCCTATGCTTGTTCCTGTCGGTGTCCGCCACATGGGTACTGATATGTTCAACACTGTCAATGCCGACATTTTTGCCGAGTTCAACAAGGCAACTCTGTCCGTTGAGGCTACCGATTACGGTTTCGGAACTTTCGCTGACGCTGTGGCGAAGCTGAACCTTGAGGAAATCGAGGGTGTGAATATCTTCGGTTTTGTCAATGCGGCTAACATGGCGGAGGTTCGCAAGGCTCTGAAAGAAGACCTTAAGTACGTTGAGTCCTTCTCTCGTAATGGTTATGTCGGTACGGTTGCTGGTGTGAACCTGTACACCAAGAAGGACGCTACTTCCGGCACTATCATTATCGCAACCAAGAAAGCGGTTACTCTTTTCAACAAGAAGGGTACGGAAATCGAGCAGATTACCAAGAACGCTCGTTCCGAGACTGCGGCTAATACTCGTCTGAACACCATCTTCTCTCGTAAGTATTATCTCGCCGCTCTCACTGACGCTACCAAGGCTGTGAAAATCACCGTTGCACCTTCTGTGTAATCGGTGAGGAATGGAGGACAGAACAATGTATAAGGTTGTAAGCGATTTTCGTGACGCAAAGAACGACAACCATCTGTATCGGGTGGGTGATGAATACCCTGTAGCTGGCTACAAGCCGAGCAAGTCTCGTATCGAGGAGCTGGCAAAGGGTAAGAACAAATTCGGCAAGGTGTTCATCGAGGAAGCTCCTGTGAACCCTGCCGAGGGTCAGACTCCCGACCCGGATAACGGCGAGGGAGAACCCGAACCTCAGACTGAGGAATAACTGCGAGGAGGTGTGACAACATGACGAACGATGAAAAACTGGCGGCTCTCAAGGCAATGGTCGGTAGCTCTGACTCTGACGAAGTGTTGTCCGCCTATCTGAAACTTGCCGGGGGCAAGATTATCGCCAAAGCGTTTCCATATCAGAATGATGTGACCGAAGTTCCGGCACAGTACAGTTACTTACAGGTCGAAATTGCCGCATATATGCTGAATAAGCGAGGTGCGGAAGGACAGACCTCTCACACTGAAAACGGTGTGACAAGACAGTACGAAAGTGCGGACGTTCCTTCTTCTATGCTGAAAGCGATTACTCCCTACTGTGGGGTGATTTCATGAGGTGTATGCAGAGAAACAAGGTCAAATTCTTCTACGCTCTCTACGAGGGTAAGGAAGCTATCACTGATGAATATGGAAACGTCACTGGTGAATACGCAGTGAAGCATGGTAATCCGATAGAGTTTTCCGCAAATATATCTGCCGCAAAGGGAGAAACGCAGACTCGTCAGTTTGGGGAAAACGAGTCCTATGACAAAGTGATTGTCTTGGATTCTGACGCTCCTTCGATTGACGAATACTCTATCCTTTGGGTCGATGTTATCCCGGAACTCAAGGAGGACGGTACTACAGATACTCCTCATGACTACGTTGTGAAAAAGGTAGCCAAGAGTTTGAACGTGACTTCGATTGCGATAAGCAAGGTGAATGTCAGTGGGTAAAAAGGTCATTCGTTTCGGATTATCAGTTCGAGAAATCGACAAGGCGATTAAGGAGCTTGAGCAGTACAAGCGAGACCTCGTTGCAAAGACAGAACTTCTTAGGGAAAAGGTCGTAGAGCGTATAGAATCTCTTGCGGCAAGCGGATTCTCCGGGGCAATCGTTGACGATTTGACACAGGACAGCGGCGGTGTCCGTAAGGCACAGGTCGAAACCTCAGTCGATGAACGAGGTGACGTGTCTGTAGTTATAGCGAAGGGAGAAGACGCAATTTGGGTGGAGTTCGGTGCTGGTGTATATCACAACGGCTCTGCCGGAAGCTCCCCTCACCCGAAGGGTTCTGAGCTTGGTTTCACGATAGGCGGCTACGGCAAAGGAATGGGTAAAAAACAGGTGTGGGGATTCTACGAAGACGGAGAACTCCGTCTCACGCATGGTACTCCGGCTGTTATGCCTATGTACAATGCTATGAAAACCGTTTGTGACGAGATTGCCGATATTGCGAGGGAGGTGTTCAAATGATTGACATTGAGAATGAGATTTTTGACGAAGTGTCCGGGAAGGTAAGAGAAAAGTTTCCCTCTATCTTCATGACAGGTGAGTATGTAAAATCTCCCTCCTCGTTCCCTTGCGTATCACTGGTTGAGGTGGATAACGCAACATTTCGAAACACACAGACAACGGAAGGAAAAGAAAACCATGCGGCTGTTGTGTATGAACTGAATGTTTACTCCAACAAGACCAAGGGCAAAAAAGCTGAGTGCAAAGAGATTGCGGCTTTCATTGATGATTTGATGATGGGTCTCAATTTCACGAGGACAATGCTTGAACCTGTTCCGAACCAAGACGGAGCTACTATCTATCGTATGCTCGGACGATACCGAGCAGTCGTTTCCAAAAACAAAACCATCTACAGGAGGTAAAAATCATGGCAATTTCTACTTACAAGATTTTCCTTATGATGAAAAAGGACACTTCTTACGAGAAGCTCATTGACATCAAGGATTTTCCCGATTTGGGCGGTTCGCCCGAAATGTTGGAGACCACGACTCTCTCCGACAAAATGCAGACCTACATTCCCGGTATTCAGTCTCTTGACGCTCTTGAGTTCACTGCGAACTACACCAAGGAAGACTTCACGAAGCTGAAAGCACTTGAGGGTGTGGAACACGAGTTTGCTGTTTGGTTCGGCGGCACTGAGGAAGCAAATGTCCTCACTCCTACTGGCACTGACGGCAAGTTCCAGTTCAAGGGTCAGCTTTCCGCTTTCCCTGTTGGCGGCGGTGTGAATGAGGTAGTTGACATGACCGTCACTATCGCTCCTTCCACTCCTATCAGCATGGCGGAGTAAGAACAAATAATAGGAGGACAGACAAATGGCAAAACAGCTTATTTTCACTTTTGAGGACAAGGAGTACACCTTGGAGTACACTCGCAGAACGGTTGCGGAAATGGAGAAGAAGGGGTTCATTGCTTCTGACATCACAGACAAGCCCATGACTACTCTCCCTGCTCTGTTCGCTGGTGCGTTCCTTGCTCACCACAGATTCGTCAAGGAAGACGTAATCAACAATATCTACACGAAACTTACCAAGAAGGAGGACTTGATTGGGAAGCTGGCAGAAATGTACAACGAACCCATCATGGCTCTCGTAGAAGAACCCGAGGAAGACAAGGGAAACGTGAACTGGACAGCAACTTGGTAAGTGACTTGCTGTCCTCCACTGAGGGGAGTGGTGGTGATTCTGCCACTGCTCCCCTCAAAACTTACACAGAGAAATTCAATGAGTTGTTCCCCCATTACCTCGCAATCGGTATGACTGAGGAGCAGTATTGGGACAAGGACTGTCAGCTCGTAGCGGCTTACCGCAAGGCTGATGAACTCAGAATGAATCGAAAGAATCAAGAAATGTGGCTACAGGGTGCTTATATTTATGACGCTTTGTGCCGTGTTTCCCCTCTCCTTCACGCATTTGCTAAGAAGGGTACGAAACCGATTCCTTATCTTTCGGAAGCGTATGCTCTCACTGAGAAACAGGCTGAACTCAAAGAGGAGGAAAAGGCTAAGAACGTATTCGACAAGGGCAAGAAAATGATGGAAGGGTTTATGGCAATGCACAATAAAAAGTTTGAAGGGAAGTGAGGAAAATGTCTACAACAATCGAACAGTTGGAACTTGAAGTACAATCGAGTGCTACTTCTGCGGTCAGTGGCATAGACGCACTTGCTTCCTCTCTTGGTAAGTTGAAGTCCGCTGTCAAAGGCGGTGTCGGCTTGACCGCTGTTGCAAAACAGCTCACTACTCTGAATACCGCATTGAACGGTGTCAGCGGTGCAAATGCCGATAATTTGAACAAACTCGCACAAGGCTTGCAGACTCTTTCCTCCATAGGAAACCTCAAGCTGTCTTCTTCTGTGGCAACACAGATTACAAATATCGGAAATGCGGTGAAGTCTTTGACTGGCACAGACTTCTCCGTACTCAGAGACCTTGCTTCCGCTCTGACTCCTCTGACGAGCGTTGGTAAAGCAAATCTCAATAGCTTTATTTCTCAGTTGCAGAGATTACCGCAAGCGGTACAGGCTCTCAACAGCGTGAGTATTGGTAGTCTGAGTTCTCAGATTCGTGAGCTGATTTCTGCTTTCACTCCTCTGACTCAGATGGGTAAGAATAACCTAACCTCTTTCATCACTCAGTTGAAGAAGCTCCCGGAAGCGGTAGCGGCATTGCAGTCTGTGAACATTGGTTCGCTTGCTTCTCAGATTCAGCAGTTGGCAAATGCGTTCGCTCCTCTTGCAACGCAAATGCAGTCTATCGCAAACGGTTTTTCCGCTCTGCCTACGAGACTGCAAAGACTGATTCAGCAGACGAACAATCTGAGTGCGGCAAACGGTAGGGCTTCCATGAGCTATGCCAACCTTGCGGCGAAAATCGGTATTGCGGTTGTGGCTATGAAGCGTATAGCAAGCGTTATCGCTGGTTGGATTACGAAATCCAATGAGTACGTTGAGAGCTTGAACCTGTTCACGGTCTCTCTCGGTGAGTATGCGGCAGAAGCTCAGAAGTATGCTGAGAATGTTGCAGAAATCATGGGTATAGACCCTGCCGAATGGCTGAGAAATCAAGGTGTCTTCATGACGCTTGCAACTGGTTTTGGTGTTGTGAACGATAGAGCGTACACCATGAGTAAGAATCTTACTCAGCTCGGTTACGACCTGTCTTCCTTCTTCAATATCAGCTACGAGGACGCTTTTCAGAAGTTGCAATCCGGCATTTCCGGCGAACTCGAACCTCTCCGTAGACTTGGTTATGACCTGTCCGTGGCGAGATTACAGCAGGAAGCATTGAACCTCGGTATCACCAAGAGTGTCAACGCTATGACACAAGCTGAAAAGGCAGAGTTGCGTTACTACGCAATTATGACACAGGTCACTACTGCTCAAGGCGATATGGCTCGTACCTTGGAAGCTCCTGCAAACCAGCTTCGTATTCTCCAAGCACAGGTGAACCAAGCGGCTCGTGCGCTCGGTAACATCTTTATTCCTATGCTGAACGCAGTCCTTCCTTACGCAATCGCATTGGCAAAGGCTATCAGACTTGTGGCTGACGCTATCGCAAGCCTTTTCGGTTTTGCACTGCCGGAGATTGATTATAGCGGACTCAGCACTGCCGCTGGTGGTGCTGGTGATTTGGCTGACAATCTCGGTGACGCTGGAAAAAAGGCGAAGGAAGTCAAAAACGCTCTGCTTGGTATTGACGAACTGAACATTATCTCCCCTCAAGACGATTCCAGCAGTGGAAGCGGCAGTGGTATCGGAGGTGGTGGAGGTCTTGGTTTCGAGCTTCCTACTTATGACTTCATCGGCAACGCTGTGAGTGACAAGGTTGAGGAAATCCTTGGCAAAATGAAGGAATGGCTCGGTCTGACTGAGGAAATCAATTCTTGGTCTGACCTGTTTGACACTCGACTCGGAAAAATACTAAAGACCGTCATGGCTATCGGAGCTGGTTTTGCGGCTTGGAAGATTGCTAATGGGATAAAGACATTCATCGAAAGCCTTGCCAACATGAAGGGAATCGGAACAGGATTTGGTTCTCTTGGCTTGCTCGGCTTTGTTGCAGACTTGAATGAGTTCATGCGATACCTCGATGATTTCCTGTCCAATGGTGCTACGTTCCAAAATGTAGCTGGTATGCTCAGTGAATTTGCCGGAATGATTGGAGACGCACTTATTCTGTTCGGAAATCTAAAACTCGGTGGAGCTTTGAAGATTGTACAGGGTGTTGGAGAAATCGTTCTTGCTGCCAAGGATATTGCTGACAGCGGAGTGAATTGGGATAACGCTCTCACAGCAGTTAGAGGTCTCACAAACATTGCAATCGGCATTGGTGTCCTAACTGGTAATGTGAAATTAGCGGCATGGAGTATCGCACTGCAAGGTCTGACTACCGCCATTCGTGAAATCGCAACTAATTGGGACGCTATCAAGCAAGGAGATTGGAGCGGAGTTGATAAAGTCACTTTAATCATCAGTGGCTTAGAAATGCTCGGCGGATTAGTTGTTGCGCTCGATGTGTTCTCGAAACTAAAAGGCATTGCAAGCATAGGACAAGCTACAACCGCTGTGCAGACTGTAACAACTGCTACCGATACGCTTGACACTACAACAAGCACACTGTCTCCGAAACTGTCCTCTCTTGCTAAAAACATCGGAATGGGTGTCCTTATCTTGGGGGAAGTTGCGGCAGGAGCAATTATTTTTGCTGGTGCAATCGCTATCGTTGGATGGGAACTCAGCAAGGTGGCAGAAGCATGGCAACCTGTTATTAGTAACGCTGGCACAGTAGCAATCGCTGTTGGTGTCGGAACTGGACTACTTGTCGGTGTCGGCTTGGCGGCATACGCACTCGGTTCTGCTGGCGGAACAGTAGCAATCAATGTAGGTATCGGTACAGCGATTCTGCTTGAACTTGGTGTAGCCACTGGTCTGTTCATTGCTGAGATTTGGGCTATCGGAAAAGGTCTCGATGAAGTCGGTAAGGCATGGAAACCTGTACTCGACAATGGAGATACGATAGCAAAAGGTATCGGTATTGGGACTGGTTTACTCGTTGGTATTGGTGTCGTTACAGCGGCTCTCGGTGCGGCTACGGTTGCTTCAGCTGGTTTACTACCGTTGGCAATCGGACTCGGAACAGCTCTGCTTGTAGAGCTGACGGCGGCTTTGATTTTGTTCATTGAAAGTCTTGTTGCAGTGGCAGACGAGCTTGGAGATAAACTGTCTCCGGCACTGAACGATTTGAACGATAAGCTACCCGACCTTACTACCGATATGTCTGACTTTGTAGACTTCATGTGTGACTTCGCCGGAGAGGTAGTGAGATATTCGGGAGCAAGCACGATTGCCGGATTGTCTGCGACCATTGATACAATCATAGGCTGGTTTACCCAAGACCCGATTGAGAAAATGTCGAATGACGTAGACAATGTTGCAACTCAAGCGTCCGACCTAAACGACAAACTGAATGTGGCAATCCCGGAACTTGAAACCGCTGTAGACCTTTTGAACGAGTACGTTGACTTTATCGACAAACTTGGAACTATAGCAGGGTCTGGCGGTACGGTGAATCTGTCAGAGGGCTTGAAGCTCAATTTGAACACTGTCGGTCAGAACATCGTGACTGGCTTTAACGATGGTGTAAAGAGCAAATATTCCTTGGTGCAGACTACAATGACGAATTGGGGAAAAGACGCTCTCAAGTGGTTCAACAATTCTTCCTATGGCGGTGTCAACAAAGAGAAGTTTTCCACCTATGCGAACGACATCGTGAACGGATTCAAGGACAAAATCAGTTCTTCGTATAGCAGTAGCAAAAGTAGTATCACTACTTGGGCTACCAACGTCAAGAACTGGTTCACACAGTCTTCCTATGGCGGTGTCAACAAAGACACATTTGGCAAGTATGCCAGTGATGTTGTGAATGGATTTAAGAATGGTATTGTCAGCCAGTCAGAAAGCGCAAAGAGCGGAATGACTACTTGGGCGAATAATACTAAGAAATACTTCACAGACATTGTGTCTTACAGCACTTTCTATAGCATTGCGAAAGATGTTATAAAAGGGTTTAACAATGGTATCAACGATTACTACGACACGACCCTTCCTTATATGAGGAAATGGGCAAGAGAAGCAGAAGCGGCTTTCAAGAGTGAGCTTGACAGTAACTCTCCTTCCAAGGTGTTTGAGAGAATCGGTAATGATACCGTTATCGGTTATAACATGGGTATCGCTTCTCTCGGTAAGACCACGAAGGGTGTTGTAAGCAGTTGGGCGGATTCCTTCACCAGCGTAAGCCCTGTAATGAGCTTTGCAGTTGATACCTCGGCTCTGAGATACTACAGCAGTGACTCCTTTGCCAAGGATATTTCCGCCGATGTTACCAGCAATAGGTCTTACTCTATCACTGGTTTCAAGGAAGGTATGGAGGAGTTCTACAGAGAGTACATCGAACCTACGATGGCTCAAATGGCAGAGGATATGCGTAGACAGGCAGACAAGAAGGAGCAGACAATCGTTCAGATTGGAAACCGAACTGTATCTGACGCTGTGACAACACAGCAGAAAGCCAATGGCTATGTATTCGCAAAGTAAGGAGGTGCGGTAATGTCTTATTTGGCTATCAACGGATATGAATTACCCCCTCCGAAGCGAGGGGTAAAGCCCATTGTCACCACGGTTGTGGACGCTGGTAGAAATGCCAACGGTGCTGTGGTGGGTCAGCGTGTGGGTCGAGACCAATACAAGATTGATGGTCTTGAATGGTCTTGGCTCACCGCTGAACAGTGGAGTCGCATACTGAGTATTCTCGACCACTTCTTCGTGTATGTGACATTCATCGACCCTGTTACAACTGGTAAGAAAACCATAAAGATGTATCCGGGTGACAGAAGTGCAGAACCCTATTGGGTCGATGGAAACGGACACCCTACCCATTATAGAAATTGTAAGTTCAATCTCGTTGACACAGGAGAGTAAAGGAGGGATTTTATGCAGAAGGTTTCGAAAGCCTATAAAGAAAGCATGAAGTCTCCTCTCCGAGAGAGAGCATATATCATGCTCTCTTTCGGACTCGTCAATCAAGAAGCGCAAGCAAAGGCAAGAATCGAGGAAGGAGACTTCTCTTACTACTCCAACAGCTCGAACATTTTTGGTGAGAGCAATGACGATACAGTCTATGCCACGCTTGAGGAGAACTTCACGAAGGTTGATGGTTCGATGTTCTTCCTTCCTCGCAGGAACGCTTCGCATACATACCTCGACACAGGTATTGTCAGCGAAAAGCTCCTCTCGGAAGCTATCTTCGAACTGACTATCAACCTAAATATAGCGGCTACTGACTTCAAGGGTATCACCATAAATTTCGGTGAGAATTACCCGGTCGATTTCGACATGGTGAGCAGTAGCGGTCAAGTAATTGAATACAGAAACAATACCGAGTCCCTTTTCACAACCGAGGAGGTTCTTGAAAACACGACACAAGTCAAGCTGGTCGTTTATTCCATGAAGAACCCTCAGAGCAGACTTCGTATCTACTCTATCCGCTTCGGTTACGGTCTTGTTTACTACAACAACGATGTTATGAGTTCTTCCCTTGAGAGCTATGTGTCTCCCATCGGAGCAGATGTTCCGCAGATTGATTTCACGGTACAGCTCAAGAACTACGACCACTACTTCAACGTGGACAATCCGAAATCCGCAATCAACTTCCTTGAAACAGGACAGGAAATGCAAATCCATTATGGGTATCAGCTCCCGGACTCTGACGAGATTGAGTGGATTATCGGAAATAACCTGTTGTGTTCGGAATGGGAGTCGGACGATTATACGGCTACTATCCGTTGCCAAGACATCTTCCGAAACATGGACTCTGAGTTCTATAAGGGAATTTACAACCGCAACGGTATCAGCTATTACGATTTGGCTGTGGCTGTTCTGAGAGACGCTGGTTTCACAGATTACTATATTGACCCACAGCTCAAGAATCTATACACGAAAAACCCTCTGCCGAGAGTACAGCACAAAGAAGCGTTGCAGATTATCGCAAATGCCTGTCGATGTGTTCTCTCTCAGACGAGACTCGGTAAGATTCAGATTAAGTCTTCCTTCGTCCCGGAAGCACAGGCAAGTGCTGAAACCGAAGCGGAATACTCCAATGTAGAAAACATCATGAACACTGAGGTCAAGGACGAGTACGCTTCTCTTGCAACAAATTATGCCGTTGCAGACGGTTCAATGTTCTTCCTTCCTCGCAACGGTGTTGGTGTTCGTAATACAGGATATGTGTCTGCGGAAATCTCTAACGAGCAATGTGAGTTCGAGAAAAACCCGAAGGTCACAATCCGACAGGAAGTTGCCTGTATGTACTATGGAGCAAGATTCACTTTTGGACAGTCTCTCCCTTCTGCGTTCATCATTCGCACCTACAACAACGGTGAGCTTGTGAACACGGTGGAAGTTGGAGAAAACGAAATCAGCAAGGTTACAGTAGTTCATACTGAGCTGGACGATTTCGATACCATGGTGGTCGAGTTCACGAAGACAGCAGAACCTAAGAACCGAATAGTGCTGAATAATTTCAGTTTCGGTGATGTGACTGAGTTCACCATGACAAGAAACGACATGACCTCCTCTCCGAAAGCAATAAAGCAGGAGCTTGTCAAAGAGGTTATCGTCCCTGCCTACAGTTATCAGAACGGTGTGCAGGAAGAAAGCCTTATCAGTGAGGAAGTGACCGTTGCCGTTGGTGACATTACCACATTCTTTGTTGGTGAACCTTCCTACAATTACAGAGCTGTGGTGGACGAAGACGCAAGCGGTGTCACTATCTTGGAATGGGGCAACTACTATATCAAAGTACAGTTCAATGTAGCCGGAACGTATCGTTTGGAAATCTTCGGCTACAGATACAAAATCGTTGAGCAGTATGCGGTCAAGTCTCTGAATAACAGGGGCAGGACAATCAAGTGGGAAAATCCTCTCATGTCCGACATTGCAATGGCTACAGACCTCGCAGAATGGCTCGGTGACTATTATGCTTCCGGCATTGAGTACGAGTACAACACGAGGGGAAACCCGGAGCTGGACGTAAACGACATCGTTTATCAAGAGAACGAGTTCCACGATGGTATGAAGGTGACTATCTACCGACAGACCCTCAACTTCAATCAAAGTTTTTCGGGCAAGGTCACAGCTCGAAGGTTAGGAGGTTAAGGTATGGCATGGGAAACACCGAAAACAGACTGGCATGGCTCGTCTGACAGCGAAGGTGTTTACACCGGGGACAGATTTAATGCGGTGGATTTTAACCGTATCAAGAACAACCTTGACTATCTCCGGGAGCTGGCAATCAAACTCTATGACGAGTTTTCCATTGTCTCTCTCGGAGCTGACCGAACCCCGGTAGATTACTTCTACGCTGACGAAATCAATCAGCTCGAAGAAAACCTCAAGACTGTGAACGAAAACTCCCTTCGAAGGTCGTATGGCAATGCGCCTACTTATGTAGATAACGGAAATACGATGGATTTCGTAGAACTGAATCGACTGGAAGGTGCAATCCTCGACCTTTATGACAGGCTCACAAATGAGCTGGAAGGGAGAAGAATGTTGACATGGAACTTTGGAATGAAAGGAGGAGACTTGTAAATGGCTTGGGAACTGCTACCTGTAAATTACACTGACGCTGTTTGGAGCGGACTCAAGAGATACAACGAAGTCCGAAATGAGGACGGAACGGTATCTTTCCAAGATGTGACAGTGTACAGCAACAAGGAGACCTCGTTCTTTGGTGCGAAGGACGCAAACCGTATGAACGAAGCTCTGAACACACTCATGTCCATGGTGGAGAATGGCACTGACCTCTACACCGCTTTTCAGAACTACTTCAACACTCAAAAGGGTTTGTTTGAGGACACTGCAAATGCGACTCAGCAGGGCTTCAATGAGTACGTTGACGGTCTGAAAGCCGAAGGTGATTCTGCAATTCTCACCATCAAGACTGATTACCGCAAGGAAATCACTGATTTTGAGAATCAGCAGGAGCAACTTTTCACCACTTGGTTTGAGTTTGTCAAGGGTCAGTTGGGCGAAGATGTTGCCGGAAAGTTGCAGAATCAGATTAACGCACTGGACATCAAAACTGACGGTTTCGAAGCTCGAAACACTACTTTCTCTGAGGACGGTAAAACCATCACGGAGACCTACGGTGTCAAGAGAATCGAGACGGAGTTTGTGTCCGACAGCACCATCGTTCAGAAGCTCTATGACAACGATGTGCTTACCAAGACAAAGACCATCACATTCAGTGCTGATGGATTAAGTATTAAGGAGGACGTGAAATAATGGGTTGGGCAGAAGCAAAATGGACTGTAGACCAAATCTTGCAGAAGATTGGTCAAGCCCCTAACAACATGAGAGCGTTTACCGCTTTCTCGGTATCTAAGACCGAAATCGGTTTGAAATTTCTCGAACCCGAAGACAGATATTCTGACGGAAATCTGATTTGTTCCGTAGGTGGTGTCATGATTCGCATGAGCGAGACTGGCTATCCTACGAATACTTCCGAAGGGGAGCTGGTAATCGACAACAAAGAACTCGGAAAGTACGAGACAGAGGAGTTCGTAGTGGGAGGACTCGTTGAGGGAAAAACCTATTACTTCTCCGCTTTCCCTTATTCCACGCAGGGTGTTTTCAACCTTGCCACGAATGAAAGCAATCATGCGAGTGCCGCTCCTGCGGACGGAGAAAAGGTCAATATCACAATCAATATTGACGATGATTCCGCTTTCAACAGCGTGTCTGTCACCTGTGTGAACGAAACGGACGGAACGAAAACAAAGAGTGCTACTCTGACTGCGACTCAGAGAACCTGTTCTTTCACTGTTCCTATCGGTGACACATACCACATCGAGTACGGTGCGGAAGATGGTTACTCCAAGCCGGACAACACCGTCTCCAAGGTTTCCGTGGCTGGTGCTACCACTGACTACGAAGCAACCTACTACTACTTCACTGCAACCATCAACGTAACCTATCCGGCTGGCGCAACGCTCACTTGCAAGAGCGGAGGTACTACCTACACCGCAACGACCTCTACTGGCTCGTATCAGTTCAAGGTACACGCAGTCGGAACATGGGTTGTTACTGCCACTCAGAACGGCGAGAGCGTTTCCAGCAATGTGGTTATCACTTCCGATGGACAGACCGAAAGCGTTGAGCTTTCCCTCGTAAAAATCTACGGTATCAGCAGAGACAAGACCGCTTCTTCCCCTGTATGGGCGAGAATTGATGAAGCTGTCGGTATGACTGCCACCGCTTCCGTAGGTACGACTGCCGGGGCAAGTGATTTCGACAACTGCTATCCTTGGTCGGGTATCGTGAGAGAAACCCTCTCCACCGGGGACGTGATGGTGAAGATTCCGAAGTTCTACTTCCAGCGTTATCGTGAGGGTAATATCGAGCATATTCGAATTGCCGACAAGAAGACCACTGGATTCGAGCTTCACCCTGCTTTCAAACACGCTGGTGTCGAAGTGGATTATATCTATGTCGGCGCATACAAGACTTCCAGCAATAACAAGTCTGTCTCCGGCGCAAGTCCTCAAGTGTCTCAGACAAGAGCAACCTTCCGTTCCAACGCAAAGGCAAAGGGTGCTGGCTGGAGTCTTTGGGACGTTGCCGTCCTCTCTGCGATTCAGATGTTGATGTTGGTAGAGTTCGCTACCAATAATATGCAGTCTGCAATCGGTAGAGGTTACTGCGACAGCAACAGTGCCGCAATCAGCACAGGCTCTTGCAACAGCGTTGCGAACCTCACTGGCAGACCTGCCGGAACGGACGGTAAGGTGGACGTTGTTTGGAGAGGTATCGAAGGTCTGTGGGGCAATGTTTGGGAATGGGTCGATGGTGTCAACTGGAACGATGGTACTTACTACGTTTGCAACGACCCTTCCAAGTACGCAGACGATACCGCAACGAACTACACCGCACTTTCCTTCAAGGGAGCAACGAACTGGTCTTCTTCCTACATCACAGAGGAAGGTCTTGACACAGGAGATAACGAACACGTTATGCTCCCTGCCGCCGCTGGAAGTGGTAGCGAGTCCACATACGACTGTGACGCTTGCTGGTCTTCTACAGGTTGGAGGGTTTTCCAGCGCGGCGGTGATTGGGATGATGGTTCGGTATGCGGTCTGTTTACGGCTGGTTTGGACATTCCTTCGTCCTATTCGATCTCGAGCTTTGGCTCTCGCCTGCTTTATATCCCCTCCTAAGGGGGTGTGGGGGGTTCTCTCCCCCACATAAGTGGGTGAACACACAACAGTAAAGGAAAAGAACTTATAAGGTCTTTAAGGCGAACAGTAAAGCGAGTTTTCCAACACGGCGGTAATTGGAATAATGGTTCGAAATGCGGTCTGTTTACGGCTAATTTGAACAATACTTCGTCCAATTCGAACACGAACATTGGCTCTCGCCTACTTTTGTTAGCACTACACACAATAATGCTGTCTCGCCGTACCCATTGGTAAAAAATAGTTTGGAGGGATAGGGTTAGTAGGTTCTTCTCGAAAGCCCTATAAGAAACAAAAGCAAATGAAAAGATTTGGTTTCCTATACGAAAAGATAGTCTCAGTGGAGAACTGCAAACAGGCTATCATCAATGCTTCGAAGCACAAGAGGAAACGCAAAGTGGTTAAGGAGATAAACGATAACCTTGACTATTATGCAAAAGACCTCTCGGAGCGGTTGATTCGTTTGGATTTCCTCACACCCTACAGGACTCGTATCATCAAGGATGGTCTGTCCGGCAAGGAGAGGGAGCTACAGATTCCTTCTTTTTACCCCGACCAGTGCGCTCACCACGCAATCGTGCAGATACTTCAACCTATCTTCATGAAATCGTCCTACCATTGGAGTTGTGCCAATATCCCAAACAGGGGTATCGACCACGCTTGCAAGGGAGTAGAACGAGCTACCATGAGGGACATAAAACACGCTAAGTATTGCGTGAAGATGGACATAAGTAAGTTCTATCCTTCGATTCCCCATGACAAACTCAAGGCTCGTCTGCGAGAGAAAATCAAAGACGAAAAAGCACTACAGATAATCTATAGGGTGATTGATTCCCACTCTCCGGGAATACCGATTGGGAATTACACTTCACCTTGGTTTGCAGAGTTCTACTTGCAACCGCTGGACAACTACATCAAGCAGGAGCTTGGTGTGAAGCACTACATTCGTTATGCTGACGATTTGGTGCTTATCGGCAATAACAAGAAGAAACTACGCAAGGCAATGTACGGAGTCATTGACTTCGTGAATGGATTGGGTCTGACTGTGAAGCATGACTACCAGCTCTACCGTATTCAACGAAACTGCAAGGACAGGAAGCACCGCAGAGGTAGAAAGATTGACTTTGTGGGTCGTTGCTTCGGTATCAGAGTTACCACGATTCGCAAGAGACGTGCTTTGGCACTCATGAGACAGAGCAGATTCATTCAAAAACTACAGCGGCAAAACCGCCCTGTGTCGTACAGAATAGCTTCCGGGTTCTTATCTCGAAGTTCCTGTTTCAAACATACTGACTCCAAGGCTATGAAGGAGAAGTATTACGACACCGTAAACATCAAAAAGTTGAAGGAGGTAATCAGCAATGAGAGTAAAAGGAAATGTCTCGCCCAATGTGCTTGACATCGAAAGCTACCGCCCTATTCCGGGGTATGTTGAAGCAAGGCTTCGTGAGAACATCAATGAGGTAACTGTGGTCGATGAAATGACCGAACAGGAAATCAAGATGTTCGAATATGACGAATACACTTTCGTCATTCGTAAGCGTGAGGGCTTGCGTGAGGACATCGAAGCAAACATGGCTGACTGGCTGGTGACAGGCAGAACGCTCGAAGTCAACGAGGGAGCAAGTATCATACAGGATATGAAAGCGGCTCTCGAAATTATGGGGGTGAATGAATAATGGCACAGTCTTATATCGAAAATGCAAGAGCAATCAGAGAAGCAATGGACTTCGCAGGAGCTACTCTCAGTGAGGAAAATGCACTGGTGTGTGTACACCTCTACCGTCCTTGGTCTGTCGGTGTCACCTACAAAGTGAACGAGTATCTGACCTATGGAAAAAACTCTGTTGGAGACCCACAGCTTTATAAGGTGGTGCAAGAACACACCTCTCAAGCCGACTGGACTCCCGACATCGTTCCTGCTCTTTTCACGGCTATAGGCTTGGACGAAGAAGGTTATCCAGTGTGGTCTCAGCCCACAGGAGCGCATGACGCTTACAACAGAGGAGACATTGTGGACTACAACGGTGTCCTCTATGAATCCCTCATTGACGGTAATGTCTATTCTCCCGACACCTATCCTGCCGGGTGGAAAGAGTATTCCGTATAACGGTAAGGAGGACAGGATATGGTTTCAGAGACAACAATAATCGTAAGTATCATCGGTGCTGTGTTCGCAAGTACAGGGTTTTGGGCTTTCCTCACAGCAATGATTCAGAGGAGAGACAGAAAAGAAAGTGCGGAAGCACAAATGCTCAAGGGTCTCGGACACGACAGGATTTGCCACCTCGGCTCGTGCTACATACAGCAGGGGTACATCACGAAGGACGATTACGAAAACCTTCATGACTACTTGTTTGTCCCTTACAAGAAACTCGGCGGTAATGGCACGGCAGAAAAGATTATGAAAGAGGTGGACAAATTACCGCTTAGAGAAATGGAGGAATAAAAATGGCTTACACAAACAGTTCTTTGGTAACGTACAAGCGGCTCACGAACAATCGTACAAGCCCTCGTAACCATGCGATTGACACAATTACAATCCATTGCATTGTCGGGCAGTGGACGGCAAAACAGGGCTGTGACTACTTTGCCACGACTGATAGGCAGTGTTCCGCCAACTATGTCGTAGGTAAGGACGGTTCTATCGGACTGTCTGTCGAGGAGAAAGACCGCTCTTGGTGTTCCTCCAATGCCGCAAACGACAATCGTGCAATCACCATCGAAGTAGCAAGCGATACTTCTCACCCTTATGCCGTTACCGACAAGGCTTATGAAGCCCTCATTAAACTGGTGGCTGACATTTGCAAGCGTAACGGTATCAAGAAGCTCCTGTGGAAAGCGGACAAGTCTCTTGTCGGACAGGTGGATAAGCAGAACATGACTGTTCACCGCTGGTTCGCCAACAAAGCGTGTCCGGGTGATTATCTCTACAACCGCCACGGAGAAATCGCTGAGAAAGTGAACGCTATTCTTGGAGGTTCTTCCGCAGGAGAGGATAAGGAGACTCCTGTCACTACGGCTACGTTGTATCGTGTCCGTAAGACATGGGCTGACGCTAAGAGTCAGAAGGGTGCTTTCAAGAATCTGTCTCTCGCAAAAGCCTGTGCCGACAAAAATCCGGGGTATTCTGTGTTCGATGAAAACGGCAAGGTAGTTTACTCCAACAGTGTATCTCAGACGGAAGACGGAGTGTTCACACCTTACAAGGTGAAGGTAACTGATTCTGCTCTCAATATTCGCAAGGGAGCTGGCACAAATTATGCTGTAAGCGGAGTTATCCGGGACAAGGGTGTCTACACCATTGTCGATGAAGCAAACGGCACAGGAGCTACGAAGTGGGGCAAGCTCAAGAGCGGTGCTGGTTGGATTTCTCTCGATTACACAAAGAGGTTGGTATAGTGAGAACGAGATACAGGCGCAGGAGAAAAGAAAAATTGGAGTTCTCGAAGAAGATACTTATTTTTGCGGCAATCGTGAATGTGGTCGTAATTGTATTCACTCTCGTTATGGTGTGGAGAACTTGCGACCTGTCACCGCTGGCATATCTTATCCCGGCAGTTGCCGCAGAAACCGCAACAGGCACAGGATTCTATTACGCAAAGGCAAAGGTAGAAAATCGTATTAAGCTCATGAAGCAAAACAAGGTAGAATTGACCGAAAATTCTTTCAACGAAACAGGAGGATATTAACATGATTGATTTGACTCAGATTATCACCGCAGTAATCACTCTGATTCTCGCTTGCGTCTCCGCTTTTCTGATTCCCTATCTGAAAAGCAAGTTCAGCGCAGAGCAGTTCTCCAACATTATGATGTGGGTGAACATTGCCGTGGAAGCGGCTGAAATGATTTATGTGGGTGCTGGCAGAGGTGAAGAAAAGAAGCAGTACGTCATTGACTTTTTGAACAGCAAAGGCTTCACCCTCAACACCGCAGAAATCGAAAACCTTATCGAAGCGGCTGTGCTGGAATTGAAGCTGACGCAAAAAGAGGAAGCAAGCGTTTAG